TTTTTAATTAGTCCAGGTTCACCACCAAGTAAACATATTCTCATCTTATAGTTTTTAAATTTTTCTAAAGTGCTTTTCAAAAAGACCATATCTACTGTCAAGTTTCTCATTTCTAAAGTATAACTTGTACAATAGTGGCAGTCTTTATTACAAGACATTGATAGAAAGAAATCTACCGCTAAATAATTATTTTGTATCTCTTGTAAGGTTTTCATAAAATTTATTAAATGCTATCTTCAACTTTCTTTTGTCTTTAAACTCAACGTCTTCAATATACTCTGGTGTTTGATAGGTCTTCTCTACAATAAAATCGTAAATAGGTTCAGTTGTTTCATTAATTAAACTCTTGTCAAATACATCATCACCTAATACTCTTTTCATATTTTTTACAAGTATATTCTCTTCATATCCTAAACAAAGTAAAATTTTATTAATAACTTCATCAATCTCCTCTTGTTTCATATAAGGGTGTATAGGTAATGTCAATATAGTATCACAAATAATTTTACTAATAAACTGTTTATCTTTTCTATGATTAATGTTTTTATACATAGGACTTTCAGACAAAGGTTTATCATAATGTACTTTTGCATTTAGCATATCTTTAACCTTATCTCTTACTTTTTTATTTTGTAATCTAATAACATATTTGTGATAGTTATGATTAAGACCATTTGTTGATGGTTGTATGGTCACATAATCTTTTAATTGTTCATCATATTGTTTTGCTATCTCTTGTCTTTTAGATATCCATTCGTTCATCTTCTTTAATCTAAAGTTAATAAAACAAGCATTAAGCATTAACATTTTTGAGTTACGACCTAACACTTCATTGTTGCCGTGTCTTCTTAACTTCTTAAATAATTCTGCTTTGTCTTTATCATCTGTTAAGACTGCCCCACCACCAGCGATACCAGCAACAACTTTATTTGCATTGAAACTTAAACAACTAACATCTCCTATTGAACCTGCCTTAACATCATTTAAACTAGCACCTAATGATTGAGCAGCGTCTTCTATAAATGCAATATTCTTTTCTTTACAAAAATCTAATATCTCTTTTGTTTCAGACATACTACCAAATAGATGTGGATACACTATCGCTTTTACTCTTGGCGTCCACATTTTTTTAATACTATCTAAATCCATATGATAAGTTAAAATATTAGGTTCACAAAACACAGGTCTTGCACCTACCATAGATATACAAGACGCTGTTGCTATCCAAGAAAATTGAGTTGTTAATACATCATAACCAGCATTAACACCTAAACTAATTAAAGCAAAATGTAAAGCGTCTGTTCCACTATTACACGCAACAGCATACTTTCTACCTGTTATTTTAGCAAGACTCTTTTCAAGGAACTCTACATTTTGTTCCTGTTCTTGTTGCATAGCACTATCAAAGATTTTTAAATACGCTTCTTTGTTTGCTAAATATTCTCTATCCCAACCTGTCATATAAAAACTCCGCTATTTTTTCTTGCCCTTTTGCATTAGGGTGATTATCTCTTTCTGAAACTGCCCAAGGCAAACTTTCTTTTTCATACCCTTTTAGTATATCACTCTTAATACTAAACCCACCTAATTCTGGTGAACCTGGCCAACCTATAAAACTATCATCTATCTTATCAAAATAAATACTATTATGAATACGTTTTAAAAAATCAACATTATAAAATCGTTCATTTTCTTTATGTCTTTGTTCTTCTTTACTCCAAGACCAACCACGAAATGGATGAAGCATTTGAACCGCTTTATAATGTATCTTTTTAGATTTACATATCTCCTGAAGACTATAATAATATCTTAAAGATTTATCTATATCAGCTTTCATATCATTCCAAAATGTGCTAGGGTCACCTGCATATTCAGAATTATTTTTCCATTTCTTTTTTATTTTCCAATCTCTTCTTGAAACCTGTGACCAACCAGGAATTACTAATCCTATAGATGAAGTTGGAAGAATACTCATTATTGCGTCCAATAAAGAAGAGTAAATATATTCATTACCTGCTCCACTATAGGCAACGTTTATACATTGCATATCTAATTTTTTTGCTAATAGCTCGGGCCACATTGACCAAGCGTTAGGACCTATATCGTGAAAATCACTTATCCATCCTGTATCTGTAAAACTACAACCACTAGCTAATAATATTTTTTTCATACTATATTTTTTTTAACTTGTACGCCTTGTTCATTTATAATTGTTTCAATTTTTCTACTATCTTCAGCATATTTTCCTTCTTCTTCAATCATACAATGCTGAATACAAATTTTAGGTATATTTTTTTCTGTTCTTAATTTTTCTTCAAACTCCATCCATTCTTTTGAATATAATATTTCCTCAATATCCTCAACCTCACTAATTTTACTAACTTTTAATAGTTTTTGAAATGCAGGAGTTTTTAAACTCCACTCTTCATCACACCAACAACAAGGTATTAAATGTCCTCTATTTGTTAATGCTAGTTGTATTTTACCTACTAAACATTTTGGTCTAAACATTTATAAACTTCCTTGGAGCGCCGTATAGTTTATTATTTAACCTATACTTATGTGAAGGTATAAGCGGGTCGTTTTTACGCCACCTTGATGATTGTACTATAAACAAAGATATACCATCTCTCTTTGCCATCTCTTTTGCTTCTTCTATATTATCTTCATTGTAGTTAAAAATAATATACTGCCAATATATTTTACCTTTGATATATTTTTTAGCTTCCAACATTATATCATATAATTTTACTCCATTTTGGTTTTTTCTATAAAGGTGACTTTGTTCAGGTAGTCCATCTATACCAAATATCCATTCAGCTTTAGGATGTGCTTTAAATGCTTTAATATACCAAGACTTTGGTTTTGCTGAAGAAGCATTATGAACACTAACATATACCTTATTATCGTAAAGGTATTTTAAAATTTCTATAAATTTTGGATGATGGACAGGATCGGATAGTTGACCACAAAAATCAATACCTTTAAAATGTTTTGCAAGTTTTTTTATATCGTCTAAAGATATATCGTGACCGTGAACAGGTTTACCTCGTTCTTTAAATGCAAATTGTCTTTGACAAGAAGGACATTCTAAAGGACATCTAAAAGTAATGTCTGCATTAAGACCTATTGTTCTATTAAAAAATTTTATACTTCTCATTTATTGCCCTTTTCAATTCAATAAGAATATTTATATTGGCAGAATATATCTGTTTTGTGGGAACAGGTCTGTTCCAATATACCATACCACCATCTTTTATATTCTTATCTCTCAAATACTCTATCTTTTTACCTAACCACTTAAACTCTACAAAGAGTCTAGGTGCAGGATCAAAATTAGGTTTTGTATATACATAGGTTTCAAATTTGCCTAGTATATTTGATATAGGGGCAAATAGATTATTTAATTTAGGATTAATCCACTTCTCATTATAAGTTATAATGCCGTGGTCAGGATACTTGTCAATTACTTTTTCAAGTTCCTTATAATATATTTCGTTTGTTCCTAAAAATAAATATCTAAATTGAATATCATCTTTCACAGGTTTATAAACTTCAAAGTTAATTATCTTTTCATATTGTGTACCAACACCATTAGGATAGACTTCGTGGTCGCATAAGTCATAAACCTTTTTAGTTTTAAAATATTTTAATGCTAAAGGATATTCTTTAGGATGATTTTCTGAATAAAGTGCTATTACATTATTACTGAATAGTAAATGTAAAGTTAATAATTGGTCTTTAGTATAGTTGTGTTTGTCTAGGTAAGCTAAAGTTATCATACTTCTACCTAGTACTAAAGTTAATTCATCTGTAGCTGGTGTGTAATGGTTAAAGACAATATTTTCATAAGTCGTATATTGGTCTTTAATTGCTTTTATATAATCTTCTTTGGTGTGTTTAGGATTGGGTATAATAACTACTTGACTTTTAATTCCAACAGAATTTAAATAACAACAATGTTCATAACTATAACGTAATAATCCATCGCCTGGTTTACCAGTACATACTATATTCATATTAACTCATTAAATCAAAAGCAATCTTTAACACCTCAATTTTATTTTTAGCTTGTCTTAATTTCTTTTTACTTTCATTATCTTTTGAGTTTCTAATTTTTTCTACTTCAAACAATGCTAGTTTTAAAGCAAATAAATGGTCTTCATTTTCTACATCATTAAAGATTGCTTTAACAAGTACAGGATAAAATTTTGTACCTACTTTTTTTTCATCAAATAATATTCCACTTTTTTTAGCAATTCCCATTGCCGTTGCTTCAAATTCTCTTTTTTGTTCTTGCAACCTTGTATGTGTATTTTCGTGAAGTTGGTCTAAAGTACATACCTTTAACAACTCTTGGCAATCTGGATGCTTAGTATCATATTCCATTATATGTGAATAAACTTTTTTATCACCTTTTAATAAAATCTCAATATTTTTTCTTGCATTGTCTATGAAATATGCTATTATATAATTTTCTTTTGATATCATTAATTTGTTCTCCTATTTTTTTCTATATACTTCTTTAGTTCGTATTGAGGTTCCCAACCATAACTTGTCATTGCGTCTATGTTTGCTTTGTTATCAAGTCTTTCATTATCTCCACCAACTTTTTTTTCAGTAGTAATTCCAAAGTAGTCCATTATATCAGTTAACTTATGTGTAGTGCCTGTACCTATATCTATTACACCTGTCTTTTCTGGAAATGCTGTGATTGATTTTTGTCTTAATATAGATTCAATAGCTGAACAAATATCATATACGTGTATAAAATCTCTACTATGATTTGTATTAACATACGGTACATCATTTCTTAATATTCTTGGTATCAACATAGTATCTCTTGCACCAGGTCCATATACAGTAGTAAATCTCATACCTAAACTATTTGCAGGAGCAATTTGTTCCATACTATACTTACTCATTGCATAAGGATTTCTCCAGGGTTCATATGCAGTACTTGAACTTGCATACAAAATTCTTGTATCTTTAAAATAGTCAAATATTCTTTGACTTACGATAACGTTTTGTTTCCAATAGTCTGTAGGATTTTCAAAACTTTGTCTGACACCAGATAGACCTGCTAGATGTATAACACAATCAACATTATATTTTAAATCACAGGTAAGTAATTCTTTACCTGTACTACGGTCTAAACTAATTACGTTAAAGTATTTTTTTTCTAACCAAGTTGTTAGATTTTTTCCTACAAAGCCACTACCACCAGTTAATAATATATCCATAATTTGCCATTATATCACCAAAAAATTAAAAAGTCAATGTTAACTCTTATTTATCTTCAAATACCAAGTATTTGCTGTTGTTGGTGAGCCATTTGGGAACTCTTGCGCTCTATAATCATCACCATCAACTTGGTGTGTTTGATAATCTCCTGAACCTGTCAGTATTGTATCTGCCATACCAGAACCTCTATTTACTCCAGTTATAAAACTATATTCTATTTTATAACCGTCAACTGAAGCAGCGGCAGTATATTTAATATGGTCTGCTAATAATGTTTCAAAAGCAACTTCTGTATATTCTTGTATATCATTATCACTTGCTCTTACAAAAACTGGAACTTTTGTTAAAGTATTATCAACACCATCTACTCTATGCAAAAAATATTCCTGCATTGTTGTAGGTTGGTCTATTGCCTCAGCACCAATTGTATATGTGCCTGACGCTTGACTTGTAAAATTTTGACTTAATGTTAATGTAGTGCCAACAATTTCAGTTATAGTAGTTGGACTTGTAGATTTATCTGGAAGAGTTGAGTTGTCTTGTCTAAAAATTGTCATACCAACTTCCAAATCAGTTACATTATTTACAGTTATTGTATTTGTGCCACTTGCACCAAGACTAGAATAAGATTTATCAAAGTTTTGTCCTATCCCAGCAGCGTCACCTGTATAAGCAGTTGTATCTGCTTGAGTATTTACAAAAGTTGGTGTTGGGTCTACTAAAGTAGAACCTGCAACAACATTTAAATTACTAATATGATATGTTCCTGCTTGTTCTTGCGTTGTAGTCGCCGCTGTCAATAAATCAATAGCAGGATGTATAAATGTATCTTTAACATCATCTAACGTCATTGGTTGAATATCATTAGTTGCTGTTCTATAACAAGGCCAAGTTTTTCCTGTATCAGCTGGAGCTGAACCAGAGGTAACTGTTTGGTCTATAGTGTCATAAGAAATAGTTACTGTTGAAGGTTCTGCTGTTGTTGCCTCACTAGGAAAAGATGAGTTATGAGTTGACATAGCACCAGCTTGTTGTCTTGTATCTGTTATTGTTCCTACACTACCACCAGAATTTACTCTTGATAATGCTACAGATGGTGCTAATGAATATTGATAAATTACTTGTGCTATTATTTGGTCAACCTCACCAGAGTTCATTTCTTTTAAATCTCCAGCGTCATAATATAAAGGGGCTCGTATCGCCATAATGTATTCTCCTATGAAGCACTTCCGACTATTGTTTTTTGTAGGACTCCTGCTGAATTGTAAACACTTAAAGATGATGATGTAGAAAAAATAGTTGAAGTTGCATAACCTGTTGAAGTATTTAAAATTACACCACCTGCACGGTCTGGAAAAACAATGTCATTAGAACCAGTCGGGTCTTCTACTTTTAAAGTAGTATAATAAGAATTTGCTGTTGCACCTTGCATAGTGATTTTATCACTTGAAACTGAAACATCTCCATCTAACGTAATCCACGGTGTAGCGTGTGTAGATTTAATAATACCATATCCACTTCCATCTGAATAGATTCTCAATCCATCAATAACAAATTCATTTGCTTGTAAAGAATCATTAATTTTAATTTGTGAAGAATCTGTAGACGCAATTGTATTTCCAATAAATGAAAGTGTTCCTAATATAGCAGTCCCACTTGAAGTTGTAATAGTACTTGCTATTATATTACCTACATTTATATTACCAGTTGTTGTTAAATTTTCATTACCAAAACTTAAAGTACCACTTGAATCTGTAATCAAAGAGTCTGATAATTGTAAAGTACCTGCATTTACTATAGGCGTTGTTAAAGAAGTAGTAATATTAACAGCGTCTACTAAACCAACTGTAAATGTATCTGGTGATGATACAACAGCAGTTATTTCATTTGGAGCACCAAATACTTTTAAAGTTTGTCCTGCACCAACGGCTTGTATAGTTGAAGTTGAGTCTTCAATAATCCATCCAGCAGTTGCTGTTACAACGGCATTAATTTCATTTACAGCACCAATAATACTCGTTGCTGATAACGAAGCGTCTAACGTTCCTATATCGCCAAAGTCATCTGCCGCTAGCGCATTAAATTGCGTTCTAAACGTTTCTAGTGTATCAGTTATATTAATTTTTCTAGCAGCCATTGTTATTTTTTAATTACTTCTTTAATTAAATCCTTAATCTCTCTTAATTCTTTTTTTAAATTATTTATCTCGGAACACATACCTCTTAATTGGTCTGCATTCTCTTCTCTTTGTCTTATTCTTTTCATATAAACAGCATATTCATTACTTGTTCTAACTATCGCATTAGTACTAACATCTCTAACTAAATTTGAGTGTCCTTCAACTTTCAATACTCCGTTTGCCATATTCTATATTGCCAATGCAATTCCTCTCATATCTTTACAGATTGGTGGATAAGATGATATAGTTCCTTTCATTACAATTTTAATTTGGAATGAAGTGAAATCATTTAATCCACTAACTGAATATTTGTATTCTCTAAATGTATTATCATCTTCTGCAGGAGGAATTGAAATATCTTCGCTACCATCTGAATTAAATGGCAACCAATTTATATCTTCAATTTTTCTAGTTTCAGAACCACCAGATGTTCTATAATAAAGTCTAATTAAAGAACTTGAACGAACATTTGCTGATAGTCTTATATCAAGAGAAGTAGAATTGTTTTCTAAAACTATTGGTCTAGTTAAGTACACACCTGCTGTTGAACTTCCAGTTGGAGAAGTATCGTCAACAAAGTCTGGTGTATTACCAGATGTTGGACTATTTAATCTGTTTTGTATTGTGTATGCACTAACTCTTTGTAAATCTATAAGTGGTGATAGTTTAGTATTTGTACTTGACATTTCTACATTTACATATAAAGATTTTAAACCTGACATTTCATTTGTTTCATTAATTCCACTTGCAACCATTTTAGGTGAAGTACAATAGATATTATCATTTGCAATTATAGACCCAGCGTTTGCAACTGCAACTGTACTAAATTCTCCTTCTGAACCGTGTATTGATTGTCCAGTAGTAGGTCTTAATCTATAAGATATACCTGTACCTGGTAAAGTCATTGTTGATAAATTTAAATTAAGAACATCATACAATCTATTTTGTGTTGCATAAACAGCATTACTTCCAATATCTCCGTTTGTAGTTGCGTTTGTTGAACCTGGTACTTGTACATCATAACTATCTAAAGTTATGTTTGATATACTTGTATATGTTCCATTAAGTGAACTATGCGCTAATCCATTCCACGTTCCTGAAGGAACTCCAGATATAGTTACATTGTTTGATGTGCCGTGCATACCGTGATTTGGATGATACACTCTAATAATATCAGAACCGTCTGTTGTTCTAATTGGATTGTTTTTTAATTTTCTTGCTGGTAATTCGTCATTGCAAAGGGTAACTCTACCAACAGCGTCTGCAAATTCTGCTCTCTTTAATGTAAATTTAATATCTTCGTTTTGTTCAGCAGTCCAAGTTGAACCGTTTTGAGATTTAAACATAACACCAGCATATGGTTGTTGTGATATTGTTCTATCTGAACCTAATACAGTTTCACCTAATCTTCCAACATAAGCAGTATATTCATTTGAGTTTGCAAGTACAACAAAACAATACTCAACATTTTCTTGTACATATACAGGACCAGAAAAAGTAAATGTAGTTGATACTGTTCCGTCAGCACTTGTATTAACTAAACTTGGATTTATTGTTGTTTCACTAAATGGTAAAATTACTGATCCTGGATATCCATTTACAACTTCTCTTATTTGAACTGTAATTGGAATATTAGTATCTTTAGTACCAAAATATAAATCAACAGAAGTTAAAAATACTCCACCAACATCATCAATCATAAATGTTTGTGCTAATGGGTCAGTCCAACCAACCGTTCTTTCACTTCGTCTTGTAGATGTTCTTGTAATACTTCTGTTTTCATTTGTAGCCTGTCTTTCAAGTCTAGGTTCTCTTGTTGATATAATTGTATTCTGTACAGTTTCTAAAATTCCTCTTGCGACATAATCTGCTTCTCCTGAAGTTTCTACATCTGAACTTGTATCATTTGTAGATGAACTTGTTAATCTGAATACTCTTTGACCAGTACGCCATCTTGGATTTGCGTCAACAGTTGGATCAGGAATTGCAAAAGTACCTGAACACGCACCATTGGCGTCTGTTACAATATTGCCACCTAATGAACCACCGTTTGGTGTACAATAAGTTGCTACTGCAATATTATCAAAGTAAGGATAAACTCTTGTATTTGGTTTCATTCTTGAACCAGCAAAAGTTATTGTTCTACTTCTAACAAATGGTACGAAAGCAACATTAACAATTCTATCACCTATTGAATTTCTTACTACTTGAGGAACTAATCTTTGTCTTAATCCTGTTCTTGTTTGTTGAACATTTTGAGCAGTTTCTATTTCATCAACAGCAAATACTCTTCTTCCTGCTCTTCCGCCACCAACTTGTCTACTTGCGACATCTCTAGTTGAACCTGACCAAAAATCTTGCCAATCGTTCCATATAGTTCCAATTTCAACTCCTTGTAAACCATTGTTTGGAATTCCAGAAACTAACGTATCAAAACCACCAACATTGTTTATAACTAATTCTGGTCTTCTTTCTGTTTCTTTCCACTCATCACTTGATGGTGTTAACTCTATTGTACCCGACCAAGTAAAGACATCAAATGGATTAACATTGACACTCTTACTTGCGAAAGGTTGTGTTATTAAAGCAGTTTCAGTATAAGGTAATGTTAAACAATCTCCAGTTTTTTGATATGTTCCATCCGTTCTATCTGTTGCTAAAATAGCAGTACCATCATCATCTGCTTCTATTAATTGTACTGCGTCCTCATTGAACATAGGTCTTAATTGACCTCTTGCCATATCAATAGATGATTTGTAATCTATATTTCCTACATCACCTATATTGTGACCACTAAAGTTGTCTACTATAATTCCGTTTTTAAATCTATCAAAACCATTTGCGTCTTGTATTTGTAAATTTTGTGCTTGTGTTTCTAACAATGATAATTGAGTATAATATTCCATATTCTCAATTCTAGTTTCTAAATAACCAATATCTCTCATTGTATATCTTCTATTATCAACTGCTTTAATAGTAATATCATCTAAAGATAAAACATAAGATGGCATTTCTAAAGTATATAATAGCATTGCGCCATCTAAAGATTTTGGAACTTGAGGAACCAATGCACTTGCACCTTTAGAAACTTTAAAGTTTCCTTCTTTATCTAAAAAGATTTTATCTATTCTTGGTAAGTAGTATTCAAAATCAGAAGTAATATCTGATCCAAATTTAACCATATCAACTGTAGAAGCACCTGTGCCGTCATAAGAACGGTCTTGAACACCTGAATTTATTGTTGAAGCGTCATCTACTCTTGGTCTAAAATCTAAACAATCTCTTAATCTAAATATTTTTCCTGTTGTGTCAGAAGAATAATTTGAAATGTCTTCATAGTTAACAACACCTGCATAAGAGTCTACATCAAAATAATCTCCAGAACCGTGAGAGAAATAATCAAAATTTACCAGTAATCTTCCTGTTGGTGTTATTGCACCAGTTTTTAATTTAATTCTTCCAATGTCATAGAAGTTATCTCTTTGTCCTGTATCTAAAGTAAATCTATCTGTAATATCTGTATCACCAGCAATAGCATTTGTAGAAAAATCTGCTGACATATAAACATTATTAATTTTATAAACGTCTGCTTTACCTAAACCACATATACCAGATTCAACAGTTGCTTGAGTTGATATCTGTACTGTTTGTGCTGAACTTAAAGTTTTAGTTTTAGAACCTGCAACACTTTTATTAACTGTTGCTAATATTTTTACTTTATGTCCTTGATAATTAGTACCAAAAGTTAATGTTAAAGTTTTACCAGTTGGAGAACCACCTAATGTAAATATTGTTCCTGCTAAATGGTTATCACCACTTAAACTTAATACGGCACCAACTTCTCCTGATACACCTGCACCCATTGACATAATAGATACAGCATAGTCTGATTCTTTTAATCCACTAAATGTTTCATTTGTTCCTGCTGTAATTGTTATATCACCATTTGATGATAACGTTCCTGTAAATGCTCTTCGTACAGTAAAGTTTGTATCAGTTATTCCTGAATTAACATTTGTTTTTAATGTCTTAACTGTTTCATTTGGCATTTCAAATATTGAAATATTTTTACTTGGTTCTTTTACTACACCTCGTCCTCTAGTAAAAGATGATTTGGTAACATCAGCACCTGCACCAGTAACTACTGCAAAACTTGTATCATTAATAATATAGGCAACTTCATTTGTTTCAGCAAGAGGAGTGTTTGTTGTATATGTAATACTATCTCCAATTTTTAATTCATCTGTAAATCTTGTACCAAATCCACTAATTATTTTTCCTGCACCTGCGACAGATAATGTACCTGTCATATTAACATTGTCTGTTACTACATCAGCAGTATACGTTGGAGAACCTGCCATTGCAAGTTGTTTAATATCAGAAGGACCAAAAACTGTTGCCGCTTTACATCCTACTCTATCTGCTTGTAAAGTCGCTGTAGCACTTGATGTTCCACCTGTAATTATTTCGCCTGGATTAAAAGTACCTTGTACATTTGAAACTACTACAACTCCGTGAGTTGCTGTTCCACCAGTACCAGGAGTTGTTGTATTAACAGGAGTCACTCCATCTGCTTGATATAAAAACCAATTATTAGAACCTTTATCTCTAACTACAAACGTTCCACCAGTAGTTGCAACTGAATCAACTGCCCAAGAAGTTACACCTGCAATTACAATTTGTTGTCCATTTTGTAAATTGTGATTACTTGCAATTTGCGCTTCTGAAGGATTTGCTTGAGTTAATGTATTAATTGTAACTGTTTCTGTTGCTGATGATGATTGAACTGTACCAGTTGCACCAGACGGTGATGATACGGTTTCACCAGTTGTAAATGCTTGTGCTTCTAAAATATTTAAATGATTAAACATTTCTACATCAAATACATAATGTTTAAAAATAGAACTTGTTAAAGCACCACTTGAAAAAATATTGTTTGTAGCGTTACCAGATGAATATTCAAATCCTCTTGATTTTGCTCTTCCTATTAAATTGATACCTGCGTCTGCACCATTATTAGGAGTACCTCTAACAGCAGTTGCTGTTTTATGTAAAGTAATATTTTTAAATGATTCTGAATCTCCTGAAACGAAACCAACATCTGGTGAACCATAAACGTTAGTTACATTTAAGTAATTACCTAAACTAAATCTTGTTTTGAAATTATTTTCTGTATCAAAATCTCTTGTCTTATCAATATCAATAAAAGTTGTACCTATTGTTTCTAATTCATAACCACGAACATACGCTTTACCTGGTCCCATACCAGCAGCTATTTTAGTTGCGTCCCCACCTTGACCTGAAGTATAGATACCTCTATTATCTCCTGATATTAAGTGTTCTCTTAAATCTAAATCAAAATCTCTTAATGCATAATCACCTGACTCATCATATGTTCTACGAGCAAAAGTATCTTCTATTACAGCGTATTGTGTTGTTCTAACTTGATTTTGAATTATACCATTTTTTAATCTTAACAACTCTACAAAGTTTGCGTCTGCTGTTGACGCTAAAGATAGTTTTGATAAAGTTAAAAGTATTTTAAATCTATGAGCACCTGGAGCATTTTGATTTGATGTTCCTTGAGCATTATCATTTAAACTTCCATCTTCATTTGGAGTTACAAAAGATTCTGTAACTAATAATCCAATTCTATATGAAGGTTCGTTTGTATATTTGTCTAGTACTACTGTTTGTTTTGAAACTTCAACGTGATATCCATTAATGTAATAAACTCCTGCTTGAACTTCGGCAGCACTACCTGAATGCGTTGAAGCAACAGTCGCTGTAGCAGGCAAAGCATTAATTGTACAATTTAAAATTTCTGTATCAGTAAAAGAAACTGCTACATTGTCTGTTCCAGTTTTTGTATATTTTACAAATAATGTATCTGCGTCTGTACCATCTGTAATAGATACACCTACAACTTTTGCAATAACGCCTGAAGTTGCACCTGTTACTTCTACTCCATTATAATCTGCTAATGTTGAGTTTGATTTTGCGGAAAGTTTTACTGAAGTGTAATTTAAGTCGTACCCGATTTCTCCAGGTATAACCATAGCACCTTTTTCAAATAGATGGTCACTAACCCTTTCTACTTGGTTTTGTAATTGCGTCTGTGATTGTGTTAACTCTCTCGCCTGTACAGCAAATGCTGGTCTGAATAGAACTCTATGAAATTTTTTATTTTCATTAAAGTCATCAAAATAGGGCGATAAGTTAAAATCTGTTGGACTTGGCATTTAACTCCCCTAAAATTCTATAATCAATTTGATATTTTCGGTTTGGTCAGCAGCTCTAGTGATTGGCGCTCTATTTTCTACATAAACTATTTCACCTGAACCGTGGTCAATTTCCGAACTTGAATATCCGTTTGAAAATGTTTGACTATTAACTGTACCTGTTGTCGTAGCAGGTGTTAAAGTTGCGTTTGTATCTGCACCAGTAATAATATTTGTGCCACTAAATGCTGTCTGATTACCGTTAGTATCTATTCCCTCATCATTGTGTCTTGGTTGAATATAATATAATATTTTATTTGTTGGATCCCACTCTACAACTTTTCCAACTGCACCTGTGCTTGATTGTGAAATTTTTTCGTCAACTGAAAATGTTAAATTACTAGACGCACCAACAACTGCTGTAGTAGCTCTCAATGTAGCGGCAGAAGCAGCAGAACCTCCTGATTTCGGGTCTCTTATTAAACTTACTTTTCTAAAATCATTTGCAACAGTTACGTCACCTGAATTTGCTGATTCTGTTCCTTCTAAACTTGTATTCAACATAACAAAGAAACCACCTAACTCTTGTACTGCATTAAATCCGTGTCCACCTTTTGGTTCAATCATACAATCTAATTCTGTAGATATTAATGATCCACCACCAGCAGCATTTATATCTGCAAGTCTAATATATGCGTAAGTATATCCTGTTCCTGCGTTAGTTATGATTACCGCTGTAACTGCACCTGAAGCAATAGTTACTGAACAAACTCCACTTGATCCATCTCCTCGTATTGGAACTCCTGTATGTGTTCCGTCTGTACCAGCAGAACCTGGAGTTTTAATTTTTACTATATTGATTGCACCATCTACAGCAGCAGCATTAACTGTTCCATTTGTACCAACTGCCATAAAATCTACTGATAAAAATTCTGCTTGTTGAGCAGCAGTTAAAGTGTATATGTATTTCCACTTGTATCCATCAGCAGTTGCTAATATTGTTGTTGATGTTCCTGTAGGTTCTACAGTTGAAGCAACACCGTTATTATTATCTAAACATTTATATACGTTTCTTGCTGTAGTTAAAACGTAAAAAGTTGCGTCATATAAAGTACCTGCACCACTATTTGAAGTTTGTAATGTTGTTGTGCCAGTAATATACTCTCCATAATCGTGTCTGTAATAATCATATACAGTAGCAGTTGTCCAATTTCTTCTAGGAACTACAAAGCCAGCATTTGTACTTGCAACTTTTTTACAAGCAAGCATATCATCATATGTAAAATTTTGTGTATTTTCGTTATCTGGAGGAGTCACAGGTAATACGTCTGTACCTTCATTATTTGTTCTTCCATCTCCTCTTGTAGAAGTCGTAAATGCTTGAGGTCTTCCTATACCTAAATAGAAAGTATTTCCTGACGCTTCAGTAAACGCTTCTTGGAACTGTTCCGAGTTGTGTATTCTGAATTTATTTGTTATAATTGCTGGCATTCTTATTTCCTTTATCTATATTTATACAAGTTTTTTGTATTAGTAATTAGTTCCTATTCCGTGGAGTTGTGTTTCTTTAGTAGTATCTGCCTGGTTCGCCCAAACAGCTTTGTAAATAACTCCTGTGCCACTTGTACAAGTTGTTTCTCCTAAACGGACTTGTTTAACACCAGTACTATAGACTGGAGTAATAGTATCATAACTTACCGCTTCAGTCCAGTTTGAACCATTATCGCAACTGAAATATATTTTTAAATCCGTTCCAAGAACTCCTGTTCCAATACCATCTTTATAAAGCATTGTTCCAGCTACTTTTGTTTTAGCTACATCTACTGTATTAGTTGATTGAATTACTGTTCCTGTTGCTGTTGCTGTTGTACGTTGTTGTGGAGTAAAAGTTGTTCCATCAGGATATCTACAATTATTTGATATTCTCAATTCATCTAAAAAACCGTTAATAACACCATAACTATCAGTATGTGGTGCTTTGCTTATCCATAGTTGACCACCTAAAGCACCAGTCATTAAATGACCACCAGAAGAAGTTGGCATTGAAACAGAATTATCTTGTACACCATCCAAATAAAATCTTATTGTTCCACCATCCCTAGTAACTGCTATATGGTGCCAAGTACTTGTAGAAAGAGCAGTACCACTTACAAAAGTAAAATCATCTGCTGTTGTTGTACTATTTCTATGATAAACACTCAATTGTTGTTTATTACCTGCATTAGGAGTAAGTGTCCAATTAAAAGAACCACCAGTATCGGTAGCATCTGTTTTGGATTGTCCTAATATTTCTATTCTAGTTGAAGGTGTATTAACATTAATATATATCCAAGTTTCAAAAGTAAAATCATTTGTTCCAAAAATCCAACTATCACTATCAGGCATTGATAAAGAGTCATCTGAACCATCAAAGAAAGCAGCAGCACTTCCAAATTTTTTAGTTCCTGTATTTGTAGTAGGTTGATTACGTCTAGTTATTGTTCTATTATGTGAAGAACTATCTGTAAATACTGTTCCAGCATTTGCACCATTCATATGTAATAATGCTAAAGTATTAGCGTCGCTTACAAATTCATCAACAGCTGTTACGTGAGTTGTCATATGACCACTAACTCTATCACAATCAGTTTGTGTTCCTAGATTTGTGTCATCTGAAAACGTATCTATAAAAGTATTCGGCAAATTGAAAGCAGCAGACGATTCGTTTGTTGCTTCTCTTAAAGCCAAAGCTGTTACATCATCTTTAACTGGTTGCACACTTGCACCTAAAGTTATAGGTGTGCCATCTGCATTTACATTGTTAGCTCTATTTCTTGTTCTAATTCCCATTTTATGATCCTAAATATCTTATTACTATTTCTGCACTAGTGGCAGGTGCTGTTATGAAAGTTAATGTTGTTCCAGCATATGTATAATCGTCTGTTGGTACTAAACAAATACCATTTACAAATACTAAAATATTATCTACAGTTCTACTAGCAAGAATTGTAAATGCTGTTGTTGAACCATCACCAACATTTGATTTATCTGTTGTGAAAGGTGTAGCAGCAGCGGCAGCTGTTGGTTCAAATTTTGTAGATGTAGCATTCCAAGCCAATACTTGTCCATCAGCAATTCCTGTTAAACTTACATTTGAAATATCACCAACACTAGAATTTTCTGTAAATATTTCAACCCAACCTGAAGTAGTTGCTATATAAGGTTTAAGTGTTGTTTCATCTAAAGCAGGTGTACCTGAATAAGTAGTTGAATTAGGAAAGGCTGCTAAGTTTACGTGATTAAATCTTATTGCTGAATTTTGTCCACTAACTGTTATATAAGCAGAACCTATTAATGATAAACCATTTACTGTTGAAGCAGTTGATCCTAATTCAATTGCTGTAGAACCAATAGTAACTGAATTATTTGCTAAATTAGCATTTGAAATTCCAGCAGTACCACTTAATTCTGAATTTGTAAGTCCTCCAGCTGTTAGTGTAACAGTATCACCACTTACAACTGTTGTTATACCAGTACCACCAGATATTTTAAAAACATCTCCTTGTGCTATGGAAGAAGTTGTTGATGTATCATCTGCAATATTGAATAAAGAACCTGTAATTACAGGAGTTAAAATAGTTTTATTTGTAAGGGTTTGAAAACCTGATAATGATACTACATCACCTGTTGGTGTGTTAATAACTGGACTGTCTAAAGTTTTATTTGTTAAAGTTTGTGTTGCAATTTCTGAAACTAAAGTTGAGTTACCGTCTTTTGGTAATAACATTGTGTTAGTTATACCCTCACTATGTTCTTGAGCAGCGATAGTCTGTCCGTGTGTATTAGCGTGGCAGTTAAGTGTGATTTGTGCGTCAG